TCGGAAACCCAACCTTGCATTGCGGTCCCCGCTTTGGTCGCGGCGCTTTCGGCTCCTTTGTTCAGGTCCGTAAAGTCCCCGCCAAATTTTACTTTTACGTCGTCGGCCATAAATCAGTTAGCGCGGGGGTTGGGTTGGTCTTCGGCGGCGGCCTTGGCAACGGCCGCGGCGAAAGCGTCCTTGAGCCGTTTTTCCGCAAGATAGTTTTGCATAGCGTCCCATTCCTGATCCGAAACGACTTTGACGTCCGCCCCTTCCGCTTGGACGTGGGCGATATGCAACCAAATCGCTTCGGCTTCAGGCATAGTCCAGGCTTCTTCGGTCGTGCAGCCGTTCCGAATAAGGGACGCGACTACGACTAGCTCCCAGGGCGTCCCGGTCGCTTGCGACGGCTTTGCCGGCTTTTCCCAGAAGCGCGGCCATAGGCTTTGCGCCTCGAAATAAACCATTAGCGCGGCGGCTTCCGCGATTAGGGCTTTCTGGTCGCGGCGCAGCTTGGCCGCCCACCAGGCTTCTTTCCAAGTCGACGGCTTGCGGACTTCCTCAATCGTCTTCGACGAAAGGATGCGAACCGCGGCGACTAGATCGGCCCCGGTCATTTCTCGTTCCCTGGACAGCGCCGGCGAATTAATCGCGGTCAGGGCGACGCGGTGACGTAGGCAGAAAGGCAAAAGACGAGTCCCGCAGACTTCAATAGTCGGCGGGAGCATCGTCGCGACCTTTATCCAACGATTTTCCACGTTGGGAAAAGCCTTTAGGCCTTATTAGGCTCCGGGGGGGGCCGGGGTGACGTCGACTTCCTGATACCTCGTTGCCTTAACGGAGACTTTGCGGAAGCCGGTGTTTTCGCCGGCGTTGCTGACGGTGTCGATAATGTAATATTCCGAATCGAAACCAATTACCCCGCCGGCGGAAGGAATGGTTTCCTCCGGCTTAAGAATCCCCATAAAGGTAAGGGCGTTTTGTTCGTCGTCCTTACGGACGGTGCAAACGCGGCCGGTGGAGTCCAAAACCTTGACGTCGACGCCGCAGCTTTGGTCGATGCCGTCGCTCTGGATCGTAATAAAGACCTGGGAAACGTCTAGGAGTCCGAAGACGTGATCAGTTCCGTAAGTATTGGGAAGGGCCATTGGCGGAAGTTGTTAAGACTAGGCGGCAGTCAAGCGGGAGGGTAGACCGCAAAAAGGGTGAATTGTAGGACGTTTCCGTAGCGCCGGTCGGCCACCCCTTCGTCGTCGGACGTGATCCAACCGGCATATAATTGGCCTTCGGTCCAGGCGGTTTGAAGGCCGGGGATATCTTGCATAATGGCGGCGACCGATTCGACGCGTTGCCGGTGCTGTTCCAAGGTCGAATCGTCGGCGCTAGAATAGACGTAGACCTTAACCGACAGCTCGAAATTGCCTAGGGGCTTTGCTCCAAGGTCGGCGGCTCCGCGGGCGGATTCGCAATAAAGGATAACAATCGGGACGCTGCGGATTTCGTCCGTCTGGCCGACGTTGACCGTGACGCCGGGGAGGGAAGCCGCGTTCGTCGTAAACCAGGCCTTAAGGGATTGTTCCGCAATCGTGCGGATAGAATAGGGGGCGGGCATAAGGGGGGATTAGTTAAAGCCGCGGCGGGTTTGCCCAATGGAGCCGGCCGCGGTCGCTTCCCAAAGGGTTTGTTTTTCCTTGTTCATTTTGGCGGCCATTACGGACCGCATAGCGAAGGCGCGTTTATTCCGCACCAGGGCAAGGAAGCGGGCGCTGTCGACTTTGTTGCCAATTCTGTTCCCGATCGTGTAGCTGGGTTGCAGCGGGACGCCGGTAGCGTCTTCGTTAATCGCCTCGCCGGCCATTTCGGGATGATTGACCCAGCCAGGGAAGCGGACGGACGTCGCGGCCTTCTGGCCGGCGGACATATAGGGCGCTTTCAGCTTGGCGACCGACTTTTGCTTCTGGCGGACGTAGGCCTTAATATCGGATTCCTTTTCGACGAAAGCGACGACGTCCCCTTTTTTTGCCTTGTTCGTAAGCCACCCCTTGCCACCGTCGACGCGGTTGGCGTTGTGGAAAGACTTCATTGCGGCCGTTCCGCCGGCGGGGATGAAGTTAGACGATCCGTAGGCGTTGCCTCCAAAGCGGGCTTGGAACGTCTTCCAGGGGATAAACTTTTTTCCGGCGGTCGTCGCGTATTTGTTGTCTTCGGCGCTGGCCTTGCGCCATTTCTTAAAGACGTCTTCGCGGCCTAGGCCGGCAATAGTGGAAGGACTAGCTGCGGACAGCGGGCGGAAAATCGTCCTGATTTGATTTTCTACGTTCATCTGGCCTTGTTTTTTCGCTTGTCCAGAACTCCCGCTGCCGGGTTTCCCTTTCCTAGCGCCTTCAAAGGGCGGGGTATAGTCGACCATATCGCGGCAAAAGAGCGCGGCCTGATGCTTGATAACTTCGCCCATAGACTTGCCCATAACTTTGGCGAAGTCGTGGAGGTGCGCCAGGAAGCCGGCCGCGTCGACTTCGACGTCTTTGGAGACGCGGACGGGCATTAGGCGGGGCCGGCCTTGCCTTGGACGCGGACGATTACCCAGGCGGACGGGGGACGGTCGTTAATCGCGACGATTCGATAATCCCCGCCGGCGTAGTTGACCAGGTTCCCGTAGATCACGACCCCAGGGTGGGCGTTGCAGTCGGATTTAAGGAATTTAACGTCGTAGCTCGTCGAATTAAGGAAGCCGCCGGTTTCTAGGTCTTGCTGGACCATTGGGGCCGACATAAGGACGTTGAAAGCGGTAGAAGTGCCAGAGCCACGGCGGACCGTTACGGACTTGGGGATTTCGTTAAGGATTTCGGACGCGTCTGCGGCCCATTCGTCTTGGATAGCACCCATAAGACTAGGCGGCAGTCAAAACGCCTCCTAGGGCAAGCCAGAGGGGTTTAAAGGCACAAAAAAGCCCTCCCCGAAGGGAGGGCTTAACTCGTCCCGCGCGTGGCGGGTGAGGTTTAGAGGTCGGTAATGACGACGCGGAGGGCGGCGTCCGGGTTGCCCACGGAGGAACCGGTGATCCAGGAAGCCGAGATGTTGCTCGTCCCCTTGGACCAATCATACCAGCTGCGGAGGGCGAAGGCGAAACCGCTGTCTTCGTCCTGGACGGTGATCTGTTCGCCGCCGCCGGTGGTCGGGGCAGCCGGGACGCGCGTCACGATGACGTGGCCTTCGCGGCAGGAAGCAATCCCGTTCAGGTCTTCCGTGGCGGTCGTGCCGGTGGTCGGGAAGCCGTTGTATTCGTAGATATCGATCCCGTGGAGGCGGCCGACCTTGCCGTCACGAATCACGGAGGTGTCACCGATGGACAGATACTGCGCAACGGACGGGTCCTGGAGCAGCTGGCCGAAGGCGTCGGGGGTCAGGAGCAGACCGCGGTCGGCAAAAGGCAGGTTCGCCTTGGTCATCGCGGTAGCGGCGTTGGCAATCGCGGTGCGGTTAAAGTTGGCCTTCGTGCCGGTGTAGGCGATGCCGGCGAAGTTGGCAACGGTCGTCTTGCTGATCACGGACGTGAACAGGGACTGAACCGTGGCGTTCGCCATCGGGGCGATAAACACGCGGCGCAGCATATCGAGGGAGATGGTCGCCACTTCGGTATCGGAGAAGGCGGCGCTGACGTAGTTGTGGTCGGCCAGGGTGATCGCGACGTCGGTAGCGACGGCGTTCTGCGGGACGAAGCCGGTCGCAACGTCGTAGGTCGACGCGGTGAACTTGTTCGCGAAGCGGGTGTGGACGACCTGACCCTTTTCAGCGACGTAGGCGCTGAAGTCGGTGGTCACGATCTTGTTGAGGGGGGCGAGGACCGGGACGAGGGTGCGCAGCGTTTCGGCGGCGACAAACTGCGGGGCCAAGCCCTGGTTGAGGACGTTGTTAGCCATAGGAGGGATTAGTTAGGATTTGGGGGTGAAAGGGGGAGATTAGCGGACGCCCAGGTGGGCGACAATCGCGGCGCGGTGCTTGGCGTAAAAGGCCTGTTTTTCGCCGGCGTTTTTGATGCCGATATAGGCTTCCCAGATTTCGGCGTTGCTCTGGGGGGCGGCGGACGCGGAGTCGGCCGGGTTGATTTCGACGGCGGGGACGCCGACGCTGGCCGCGATCTTGGCGGCAACCTTGCCGGCGGACTCAATCTGGGAAACGGCGGCGACCTTCTGGGCTTCGGCCGCGGCCAGCGCCTTGGACAATTCTTCGACCTTGCCGGCGAGGGCTTCGCGCTCGGCGACGGCGGCGGACTGCGCTTCCAGCTTTTCGACCGCGGCGGCGTATTCGGCCGAAAGCGTATCATTCTTCGCCGACAGCGCCTTGACCTGGCCGGCCAAAGTTTCGGCTTCGGCGGACTTGCCGGTAAATGCCGACTTAAGGGTCTTAAGGGTTTCTTCGAGCGTCATAATCGGAAGGTTAAGACTAGGCGGCTGTCAAGCGACGCCCTTAGATCGGTTGCGCTTCACGCCGGACTTGTCGGGCTTTTCGTCCGTGTCCACGGCGTCGTCGGCGTCGCCTTCCTCGTCTTCGGCGCGCTCCTTGGCGTCTTCGTCGTCCTTCTTTTCGTCTTCGTCCGACTTCGGCTGCGGGGCGGCCTTATCCTGATCGGGGTCGTCTTCGGACTTGGCGTCTTTGTCTTTGTCTTCCTCGTCTTCGCCTTCTTCCTCGTCGTTCGACTCGGGCTTTTCCTCGTCCTTGTCGTCTTCGGACTTGGGTTCCTTGTCGTCTTCGTCTTCGGACTCTGGCTTTTCCTTGTCTTCGTCTTCGTCTTCCTTTTCGCCTTCGGCCATCTTGGCCGCGGCCGACAAGGCCTTGAGGTCAACGCCGGCCAGGGCGCGGGCAGAGGCAAAGCGGCGGGCCTTGGCGTTAGCGCCTTCGTCTGATTCCTCGGGCTGGCCGCCGGCAGCCGCGGCGTCGTTCTTCTCGTCGGCTTCCATTTGCTCGGCGACGGCCGCGTCCAGGGATTCCATCAGCTCGTCGAAGCCGTTGACCAGGCCGGTAACTAGGCCGGCGGCCGCGGCGTTCTTTCCGCTAAAGGTCTGGCCTTCCATAGCCGAATCGTCGGCAAATTCGCGGACGGCTTTAACGTCGGCCTTGAAGTCGGCGTGGATTTCTTCGACTTCCTTTTGGAGCATTTCCCGCTGCTTGTCGTCCAGGGACGTCCCGGCAATCCCAGCCCCTTTATAGAGGCCGGATTTCAGGACTTCCATTTTAACGCCTTCCATTTCGTAGGCCTTGGAGCAATCGGGGTAAGCGATGTAGCAGCCAATCGAGCCGACGGTGGCCGACGGCGTCGCATAAAAGGCTTTTGCCTGGGAGCCGATCCAATAGGCGGCGGAACAGGCTTCGTTATCGGTGAAGGCTAGGACTTCCTTGCTGAAGCCGCGGATTCGGGCGGCCAGCTCGGGGACGCCCACGGACGTTCCGCCGGGGGAGTCGATAACCAAAATAACGGTTTTGACGGACGCGTCGCGCTCCGCGGACTCTAGCATTTCCTCTACGTTCTCGATATCGCAGCAGCCGCAAAGCGCGTCTAGGTCGCTGACGTTCTTGGAGATGACGCCGCGGACCGGGACGATCGCGTAAGGGGGATAAATCTCTAGCTTTGCCGGCTCGCCAAACATAGCGGAAAGCATATCGGAGAAATCCGACAGCTTTGCGCCCAGGGGCATTTCGACCTTGGCGGTTCGCTCAAGGTGGGCGTTTGCTTGTTCCGGCTGAATCAGAAGCGGCCGGTTTGCCTTAATGTCTTTGATAAGGTTTCGCATATTAAAAGGGGGAGAGGGTTAGGGGTTGCCGGCGGACGGGAAGGGGACAAATCCGCCGTTAGGGTCGGTCGACGGGGAGCCGGCGGCCGCGGCGTTAATCGCCTCGGGCTGGACGTTCATAGCCAGGGACGCGACCATAGAGACGGGGACGTTAAACTCGGTCGCCGCGTCGATAATCAGGCGGGCGTCAGCTGCGCGGCGTCGGATTTCCTCCTTCACGTCGGACCCGTTTTCCGCGTAGTGGTCAGAAAGGGTTTTAAGTCCCATTTCGATATCGCGCTGATTGGCGGCGGCTTCGCGGCCGGCGTCGGCCGTGATCCGGCGGGGAGTGACCCAGCCTACCCGATGCCAATCGCCGGTTGCCGGCATCGGAAGCTCGTTGTTAGCGACGGCCGACCCGATAACGTAGCCCCAGAGCTTAACCAGGACCCGGTTAATAATAATAGATTGGCGGGCGGAGGCGGACCGGTCCACTTTGCCAAGCGTGACGCGCATAGCGGCCCCGTTTGCTTTGGTCAGGTCAATAAACTCATAAGGCAGAAAGCCCTGGGTGCTGTCCCGGTTGTTATGCTCAATAAACGCGGTCACGTTCGGCGACGGGCGGCCGCTTTCAATCATCTTCAGTTCCTCGCCAGGAGCCAGCGAAAGGGTTTTTCCGCCAATGAAAGCGCCGACTTGCTCGGGGTTGTCGTAGACGCCTTGCGGGTAGTCCTGCGGACGCATACCAAAGGCCTGGAAGTCGGCGTCGGAACCGTCGAATTGCGGGTTTTCGCGGGTGACCGTGCGGACGATATCCCCTTGAACCTTCATCGCGACCTTTTCCAAAGACAGGATTTCGAGGACGTCGATCAGGTTATTGATTGAATGTTGGATGGGGCTATAAGCGCGCGCTCCGCTGACTTGCTCGGGGATATGGACGTGCATCATAGCCGACGCGTTGACTAGGCGTCCGGTCCCGTCGGACCTGATAACTTGGTAGCCGACGACCGCGCCGTATTTGTTAAACATAACCCCATCGGTCATTCCCTCGGGGTTTGGAACGTTGTTGCTCATCGTCGTCCCGACGCGGTGCGACTCGATCAGCTGGATAAGGGGGCCGGTCGGGCCGTAGGTCTTCAAAACGAAGATTTCACCGTCAACGTCGATTTTCTTGCAAATGATTTGGAGACATTCCGTCAGGTTGTAACGGCCGGTAATTTCGCAGGGCTTGTCGGCCCAATCATTCCAAAACTTGATCGCCGCGGCATCAAAGGAAGGGTCGCCGGACGCCGGCTGCGCCTTGATTCCGTCGCCAATAGCATAAACGACCATATCGTTAACCATCTGGCGGACCAAGCCGCTGTTGACCGAAAGCCAACGCATCTTCCGCGTAAGCTCCTGGCGGTCGAAAACCGTCATCGTCCGCTTGAAGTCCGCCGGCCAAGGCGTGTTAACCCATTGGCGCTTATTGCTATACTTGGCCGCTTCGAATTGCGAGAAGATGCCGGAACCGCCGCCGCCGCCGGCGGAAGCGTTAACCTTCAAACCGTGTTTCTTCGCGTAGGCCTTAACTTCGCGAACGGCTTTACGGATTGCGGTCTTAATATTCGGCTTCGCCATAGAATTAGAGGCCGCGGAAGTTCCACAAGCCGTTATAGACGCGGACGCGGTCAATCGGGCCGTATTGGTTCGGGTCCTTGACCTGGAGCGCGTAGCGGGCTTCCACTAGGACGGTTTGGATATCCATCGGAAACGACTTGGATACGCTGGTCCCGCTGTCTCCATAGCTCATCATAGTCTTTCCTTCCATCAGGAGCGTAGCGGCCTTGTCCGCGATCGCTTCGATTCGGGATTGGGAAAGGATGAGAAAGCAACCTGTCGCTCGGGCCATAAGACTAGGCGGCAGTCAAAAGGGCGGCCTTCCGATCCCAGCACCTGGTCGGAGGCCGCTGCTACCTTGGAAGCCGCATTAAACAACCCCCAGAGGCGCGTCCATAAATCTGCCACGGTCGGCGGCATTGTCAAGCGGGGTCTGCGCCGTCCCCTTCGGCTTCCGGCTCCGCGACCATTTGCTCGGCCTTGCCGGTCAGCTTCCAAGCCATAGCAGGCAGCATAAGGATGACTTCGCAGTCCCAAAGGTGGTTTGCTCGCGAATCAATCTGTTCCCAAACGGGCTTCCCGCCGGCGGCGACCGTTCGGCGCTCGGATTGCATTTGCTTAAGGTATTCTTCCAGGACGTCGTCGGGGCGGGTATGCCGGCCGCGGCGGATCAGGAGCGCTAGGGTATCCTTAAGCCGTAGGTTAGAGAAATAAAACCGTTTGCAACGGCGTTGGCCGACTAGCTCCACGACCGGCGGGGAGTAGGGTCGGATTTCCGTCTTCATTCCCTGGGGCGTTCGGACCTTCCAGGCGTATTCGTTGCGCTGGTCGCCGCGGGTCGCTACCCATCCGTTAGCAGCGCAAGCCGCTAGGACTTCGTCCTGTTGGTCGCCGGAGTCTACAAAGACGTTAGCCGAATGGACGCCGGCCTTTTTGTGAATGTCGATAAGTTCAGACCAGGCGAAACAATAGCCGAAAGAGTGAAGCCGGCTACGGCCGTCGCCGCTAAAGGACCGAATGACCCACCAGAAGCCGCGCCGCTGGACGTCGACGCCCATAAACCGCAAGGGGATGAAGTCGGGCAAGGCGCGGTCGTCGTCCGTAAGCTCCTTCCCGGCCTTCGGCTTCCCTCGGACGAATCCCCCTTCCTCCGGCCAAGGTTCGCCGGTCTTGTAGCCGCCGACCGACGACTCGATCTGGACTTCGTCGGCTTCTTCCCTCCAGGTCTGTCCTAGGCGCTTTTGGACGAATTCGCGGCGGGCCGTCGGGTTGGCGTCGTCAAAGGCCTTCTTCGCTTCGATACATTCAACCGCCAAGTCCCCCCAGGAAAGTCCCCATTGGGCGCAGAGGGCGTTCCAATGGTAGCCGCGGCGGGATTTCGGGGCGTTGGGGTTTGTGGCTACATATGCGCCGGACTTGTTTAGCTCCGTTCGGACGCGGTTGGAGTCTTCCAGCTGGTGTTTGCAGCTCTCGCATTGGTAGGTCGTCCCTTTGCGGACGGCGTCCAGGTTCCAGCCTTCCGGCGTCCGGGCTTCTTTTGGGAAGATGATCTGTTCCCATTTGTAGGGTTGCCGGTGATTGCAAGCGGGGCAGCAGAACGTCCAAACCCTTTGGTCCGTTGTTTTAAACCATTGGCTCCAATCGTCCCCTTCGACGCCGCCTTGGGAAACTAGGACGGTCTTGGATTGCCAACGGAAAGCCGTCGTTCGGGCCATCGCGTCTTTAAGGCTTCCCTGACCCCACAACCAGACTTCGTCCCCTAGCAGAAAACGAATCGACCGGCGCTGAAGGTTGCGCTCGTTGTTTGCGCCCAATACCCAGGCGGTATTTCCGCGGAATTGAATCGCCCCGGTCTTTGGGATTCCGTCCGGCCCGATCAGTTCTTTAATCGCGGGGATAGACTCCCAAAGGACGCGCAGCCGCGTCTCTTGGAAGTCGGAAGCGTTGCGGTCGATATCCTGAAGGATGAGCGTCGGGCCTGGGCAAAGCGTCGGGATGATAAGCGACGCGCCTTCAATCAGCCAGGACTTCCCGGATTGGACGCAGCCAAGCGCCCCAATTTCTTGGACCTCTGGGTCGGTCAATGCTCGTAGGGGTTCCGCCAGCCAGGGAGAGTTATTGATGCGGAAAGGGCCGGCTTGCGGGGAGTAGGGAATATTACGGACGTGATATTCCAGCCAATCGACCGGGTCTTGGTGCGGGTCGGGCGCTAGGACGCCGCGCAGCTTCTTTTCAAAGTCCGTCGGCATCGTCGGCTTGTTCCTCGTCCGCGATCTGGAGGCCGGTCGGCTCCGCCGGCTCCGCTTCCGACAATCGTTCTAGGGCGTCCGCTTCTACGGCGGCCCATTTCTTAAGCAGCTTGTTGGTCTTCGCGTTGATGACTTTAAGCGCAAGGCCGGGGTCGTCGGGGTTCGCTCCTGGGGCGACTTCAATCCCAATCCCGCGGACGTCGTTGCGAATTTCGGCAAGGACTTTTGCCAAGTCGGAAAAGACGTCCTTCATTCGGATCAGTTCCTTTGCCTCTAGCTTCTGGGCAAGAACCGTTCGCTCGATCTTCATTTCGCCGGCTTTGCTGTCTTGGTAAATCTTGAATAGCCGTTGCTCGTCGGGTGCGCTGCGCTCCTGGGCTTTTGCCCAACGGCGTTGCGCGATCGCCGACAAGCGCCGGTGTTCCTTCAGGGATTCCTCCAGCGTCGTATTTTCCGCGCCGGCAATCTCGGAAGGGTCGACCGTGATTGGGTCAGAGTCGTCGGGCTTCTGTTGGCCGCTGCGGCCGGTGGACGCGCGGGCCTTTCTCCAGGCCTCCGCGGCCTCGATTGAGTCGGTCGGCATCCCTAGGGCAATCAGTTGAGAGACGCGGCCGGCCGTAACCTTCCAGCGCTTCGCGAGCAGGGAGGGCGGGACGCGGTTTGCTCGCTGGTCTTCTAGGAAGGCGCGGTCGTCGGCGGTTAGCTCAATTCCCGCAGCCTTCTTCGCCACTAGCTCCGCGATCCGTCGGCTCGGGTCTGGGTTCGGGGAGGGAGAGAAGTTCGTCAATGTCATAGATTGGGGGTTGTGCCGGCGTCGGCTGGTTGTTCTTCCCGTAAAGGCCTAGCAGCCGATTAAGCTCTTTCTGGGCGGCAATCGCGGTTTTGAAGTCCTGGACCTTGACGCCGTTAAGGAAGATGAGGTTAAGCCGCGAATAGGCGCGGCCCATTTCGACTTCGGGGTTAAAGTTAGCCAGGGTCTTGTAATAGGTCAGGACGTTGTCCAGC